ATCGCCATAATTTAAATATATTTATACTGTTAAGCAGGCGTAGAAATCCTGTAAATATGATACTTTATTTGATTTTTTTGCTATCGTCAACTTCTTTGAGGGGCTTAGTTGCTTGTTCTAAATCATCTCTAAAACGACCACAATACGAGTATTCCCCTACGTGAGTTATGTAGTCATTTATATAGGCATGTACCTTACCTCCTATATCCGTCCATCGTTGACAAAATCCAAAGTCTTCACCGAAGTAACGTTTAGTAACAGGGTCGTGTAAGGTATCAAATAGATTGTACATATTTTCTTTTTTCTCTTCTTTACCGTTAATATTAGTAGGTTGAAATATCTCTAAATGAGGGTATTCTTTAATCATCTTTTCAAGAACTTCTCTTTTAATTAACATACATCCAGTAGGAGCATGAGTTAGTTCCATAAGTCCTCGGTCCACGGTAATTGAATTAGGATCATCTACTTTAACAGGAAAGGTAAACCCTGCCTTTGCTAGATCATTAGCATCATTAATAGCGCGTTGTTTTAGGGTATGTCTTCTCCATATTTTATCCCAACTTAATATTTTCATAGGATAAGGTACTCCAATAATATCTTTATCAAACTCTAACATTTTAAAAATAGTTTCAGCATTAAAATCAATATCCGAATCAATAAATAATAAATGAGTGTAGTTGTCTTCGTGGTTTAACATTTCAGCAACACATAAATTTCTACCTTGAGTAACTAAAGATGATTTTAATAGGGTGAAGCTGCATTGTATTTTTTTAGCCCAACACGCCTGTTGAAATTTTAAAACTGCTTGACAGTAATGCATACTTACATCACTATGACAGGGCGTACATACCATTATTTTATAAGGAGATTGCTCTCCTATATTTATTTCGGTTACGTTATTTTCTACCTTATTGGTTTTAATTGTTTGGTAAGTATCTCCATTAGGAGTTATTGTTTTATCTTGGTTAAACCATATAGGTTCATTTGGCTTTGGCATTAATCGCTCCTTGTAAAAAGTTAGTCCATGAAGCAGCTTGTTTATTCCAAGAATAATAAAACTGTGTATAGCTAGCTTGTGTAGTTAAATGGTCTTGTATTATTTTTTCATGAAGTGTTGCCGATGCAGCATCTATGCCATAAGCAAATTTTTCAGCTAAAGCTTTGTAATTACTGTCATAAGGAATATACATTGGAAACTCGGCGCCTGTTTCAAACAGAGCTCCATAGTTTGTTACAATACTGTATAATCCAGCAGACATTGCTTCTAATAAGGATATACATGAAGTTTCTTCAAATATACTTGGATACACATACATATTATAATTTTTTATATTTTCTCTTATGTACTCATTTGGTTTATAACCAATGTAATTTACATTAGGTAAAGACTCCGCTTGATCGTAAAGAGATTTGTAATCTTTATCATTTTTATCCATAAAATCTTTGCCATAAACTTCACAAGATGAATATACATCTAAAGTAATTAATGGGTTTTTAACTAGCTGCATTGCACCTAACAATACAGACAAACCTCTCCAAGGAGTGTTTTGATGTATGATTTTTATAGGTTGTCCTTTTTGATAAGGTTTTGATTGTTCTATTTTGTCTACACCGTTTTTTATAACAATACATTTTTCAGTAGGTAGACCAAACATCATTCTAAACTTTTCATGGTTCCAATGAGAATTAAATACATACCAATCATACTTATGATGGTTAGCTTTATCTTTAAACCAGGGATATAAATTAGGTTGATCGTAAGAATTTTTTTGCCAAAGTATATTTACTTTGTTGGGATCTAATGGAACTTTACCTGGTATTGAAGTACAAATTTGAACTTTGTCCAATAAGCTTTTGTCTACATATTTATTTAAAAAACTTAATTGTAATTCAGTTCCACCTTTAGGTGTTTGATTTCTTATTTTCATTCATGACTTTCTGTAAAACATTCAATCCTTTCGGGGATACCTCTACTGTTAAATCTTGAGCAATATGCTCTGCAACTGTTTCAGTATTTGGATCAGCTATGTCAGCTTCTTTCTCTGTTTCGTCTTTATATATTTTATTTGTTCTAGTATTTCTTAACACTACTGTTGTAGTGCAATCTATTTTTAGTATATCATTATCCATTTTGTTGTGACCTGTCTATTAAAGCATAACTTACAACACCTGTTACTTCATTTGCTGTGTCTGCTTGCATCTTTATAACATCTCCTGCTTCTAAATTCAAGGTATTTACAATCATATTTGCCATACTTTTATTGAGCTGCGCATGACCTATTTCTGTATCACTACCACCAGATTTTTTTAAATATAGATCAGCATCTACGTTTGATGCATCCTGATGGCTAGCCTGTACTGTTTTTACAATTGCCACAGCTGATGTAGATATAGTTAATACTGTAGTTAAGTTGGTAGTTATTAAATCAAATGCTGCACTTTTATATTGTATGGTCATGATAAAAAGTAATTATATGTATCTTGTTCTTCTTTTAAATCTTCTTGAAAAGAAAAATTAAGTTGTTGTTTCATAGTTGTCATAGACTCAATAATTTGTCTTTGATTTTCAACACTATATTCTTGTACTGGTTCAGGTATATAATTACTTAATTTAGCCATTATCTTCTTCCATCTGGTTGAGCGTCCATTCTAAAACTACCATAACGCCATGTTTCACCTACAGCATCATTTTCTATTTTTAAAGATAGTAGTCTTCCTCTTGCCCTGGTATCTACTTTATCAGTAGATGATGTTATTGTAAAGGGACCTAAAGGCGAGCTTGCTTGAGTGCCCGACGGATAATCCGATATAAATAATGTTACCTTAGAGTTTCCCACTAAAAATTTATAGTCTGGCATAAATCTTCTCATAGACATAAATAATTCACCATCATCAATATCAAAATCTCCAGATCTTATAAAAGCATTAATTGAAGTTGTGCCTGAGCTATTGACTTGATCGTTTCCTGTTTCGTGTTGATATAAAATAGATGCACCATATTTATTAGTAACTCCTAGAATAGTAGAGAAAACAGGTGTTGCGGTTTTGTCATACTCAGTAGCAAAAGGTTTATTAAAGACCCCTTGATCACTATAAGAAGTTCTACTTAATGATGAAGTAGTCCAAACATTTTCTTGATAATTGTAAGTCACACATCTGTCAATTTGTGTTGATCCTGATTTTGGATAAAACCAATTTACTTCTGTATAAAGAGAATTAGGTGAAGAATAAATAATATCGTTGTTGCCAAAGTTGAGGCCTAAATTTCCATTTTGTGTTGTAAATACAAAGTCTTCAACTAAACAAGGTAAAGCTTTGACAGTACCATCATACACAAAAAATCCACCTTCATTAGACATCCAATAAATAGCACCGTTAACATAAGAAGCTGCATGTTGACTAATACATCCACAGTTAGTGCCAACTTGTCTAACACTAAAAGTAAAAGGAGGACCCACAAATTGTATTACATAAGCAGCAAGATCTGTTAATACAAAAACATAATCTTTACCTTGTAAAGCTGCTCTAATCTCATTACCTGTATCTAATCTAAATGTACCAGCAGTGTTAGTAGCGGTTGGTGCATATGTATTTAAATCTTCTTGATTAGAAAATCTTACAAACATAGGGTCTTGAGTTGTTGCATTACCAATTGTTGTTTCAGTTCCAAAATGAAACAAATGTCTATCTCGGTCAGATACTAATGTAAATCTACTAGCTGTTGGGTTAGCCGAAGTTGAAAAAACAGGAGTAGATTGCGAGGCTCGAATACTTCGAGCTGAGGATGCTCCCGCATTCCATGTAAAGGTTCTGCCATCAAATATAGTTGCCACTAAAACTTGACCAAAATTATCTAAGGACCAATTTCCTGGAGCTAAAGTTACATTAGTTGTAGATCGTTCCGTACCCCAGGTATCGTCTCCCCATGTAGATGTACCCCATCCATAACCTGCAGTTTGAAAGGTTGGTCCTATTTGAACATAAGGGTTAACAGTTGCTGCACCTGCTGCAGACATACCAGCTCCTCCTTCAGCACGCGATGCTTGTATTGTAAATGTGCTTGAACTAGGGACAGTTAATATTTCATAAACTTGTTCTAATTCCGCTGTTGTAAAATCTGATGCACCTGTAACACTTACCCCTGATAACGTTATGTATCTTCCAACACCTAATCCGTGAGATGCTTTATTTATAGTTACAGTATTTGAACCATTAACAGTTGATATGGTGCAGCCAGTAATAGCTGTATCTAAAGGAGTAATGTCATAAAACTCACTTTCATAATATAGAAATAAACCTTGTGATGTACCTAGAGCTGCATATTTTTCACCGGCCAAAGATGACCAAACTAATTGCGCTCTAACTACACCCGGTGCTGTTGAAGATGCCGTGGTTAATTGTTGCCATCCACCTATTTTTTCAGGGGCGGTATATCTAAAACGTACAAAATCTCCATCTATCCATTGTCCAGGAAGAGCAGAGGGTACACTTTGTTTATTAAAACCAGCAGCGAAATTTACTTTTTTTAGGGCCATACTTGTGTTATATAATATTTATGAATATAAAGAAAGATAGAATATATAAGGTTTTATGCTAACTCAACCATTTTTTCCAGTGATGATAACCACGGATAAATATGAAAAGAATGAAGATCTGTGTAAAGAGGTAGCTGACTATTGTGTAGATACATCCAAAAAAAGAAAAAAAGACATTGCTACAGGTTGGATATCAAGTTCAACTTTTAATACACTAGACCTGTTAGATATTCTTAAAGAAGAAAAATTTAAAGATCTCAACGATTGGGTTTTTAAAACAGCAAGTGTTCATGGTAATTTGATGGGTTATCCAAAACTCAGACCTAGAAGTGGTTGGTTTAACGTATATTATAAGTATGATTTTCAAGAGTTTCATTCACATTCTATGCACCATGTTTCATGTATTTATTTTTTAAAATCAAATCCAGAAAAAGATGCAAGAGTTTTTTTTGCATCCCCAATATATGATTTACCAACTAAACCACAACCAAATGAAAATAATGCTTTAACCTGGGACAAAGTAATTTATACACCTTCACAAGGCACTTTAATTGTTTTTCCATCTTGGCTAAGACATTGCGTTGAAAGACAAGAAAGCGATGGACCAAGAATTAGTGTGGCTTATAACTTTGATTTATGTTCTTAAAAAATTTTACTATATATACGGAGCATTGGGATAAAGATATATTAGAAGAATATTTTACTATATTTCCTAAAAACTTACCTACGTATTACAAAACTATACCTACTAAGTATTTTGATCCAGGTATTGGTAAATTCTTAGAATCACACAGAACTATTAAAACTTGTTCGGGTTTTATGAATTTATATAAAAGATCTATGCTTGTATCGTCTCCCTGTGATATTGAGATTGTAGTAGATAAAAATAGAAAGGCTACAGCATTTGTCGGCAAATATAGTAACAAACATAATTTAGTTCATCAACATTCAATTGCACAACACTCACAATATGTTCCAAGTCATGTAAATCTTGATTTTACTTTAAAATTTACCTTCGGCTGGTATTTAGATTGTAAAAAAGAATCAGTAGTGATACACTCTCCTTCATGGCATTTTCCTAAATTTCAAGTTGTGCCTGGAATTATTGGTGGCCATGAAGAGTTAAATTTTTTTATGAATGTTTATAAAGATCAAGATCATATCCTTATAAAACAAAATGACCCTTTGTTTTTAGTGACACCATGTACTAATAAATCATTTAACTTTAAATTAAAAAATAGAAAACAATCTGAATTTGAAAGGAGGAAAGGTGATCTCGTTTTTACAAACTTTAAAAAATTTGTTAAAGAATCCGTCTTCAAAAAAAATTGAATTTACTTTGATGGATAAAGCAAAGATAGAACATACAACTGAAAGTTTTTGGTTGCCGCCAACTCAAGCTATGAAACAAATGCCTAGTTGGTATAAAAAAATGGCAACTTATAATCAAGGATTAATTAATCAACCAACTGTTAAAAAATGTCCTCCAATTTTAGAAATGTATAGACATGGATATATTATTCCTAATTCAGTTGATATTACAATCAAACAAGTAATAGGAGAAAAAGGTTTTGATAGTTTTTTATATGAATATCCTCAAAACTACGCTGGTGAAAATTTAATAAGTGGTCATTCAAGACAACAGGTTCACGCTGTGCCTCTTATAGATAAATGGAAATCTCATGCAGCTAATAAATATAATAATCCTTGGCTAATAAAAACTCCTCCAGGTTATTCAACTTTATTTTTAAACCCTTTGATAAATGATGTGCCAGATACATATTATGCCTTTGAAGCCATAGTTGATACAGATAATTGGCATGAGGTTAATTTTCCATTTGTTGTAAATTGGAATAAAATTAGTCCAGGTGGTGAGTATGTATTTAAAAGAGGTGATCCTATTGTTTTAGCAATTCCATTTAAAAGATCTGATTTTCATTTAGAAGTAACATATGACAATAAGAAATTGAATAAAATGCATAAAAGACATGCTGTTGAAAAAGGTATGAACTTTAGCGACTTTTATAAAAAATTAAGTAAGAGAATTAAATTTTAATATGAAAACACATTTATTTGAACAAGTTATTTGTCCTAAAGAACTTTATTGGTTATACACAGAACTATTAGCTACGCACGGATGGACTATTAATGCACATGCAAGACCTGCACCAGGGATAGACAGGATATTCCCAACTATAGGTAATCTTCATATTGAAAAAGGTTTTAAATGGTTTGAGTATTTTCAAGGTTTAGTTTTTAGAATCAAACAAAAAGCAGATAAAAAAAATATTGGTATGAATTACAACATAGAAAGAATATTTATTAACGCTACCTTTTCTGATTCAATAACAAAACTACATTCGGACAATGATGGAGAAAGACCTGTCCATAGTTTACTTGTATTTCTAACACCAGTTTGGCAAGATTCTTGGTTAGGTAGTTTTAAAGTTGATGGGGAAGAATTTAAATTCAAACCAGGTAATGTTGTATATTTTGGTTCAAATGAATTTCATGTTGGAGATGTTCCAATTAAAGGATGCCCTTGGATAAGATTAACAGCAAATATTGTTTTGGGTTAAGCGTTTTCTTTAAAACGTTCTTGTAGTTCTGTAATTACACCATCTATTTCTATATTTAATTCTGGAGTAAATCTAATGTTTTTTGGTTCAGAACTCGCATGATCTTGAGGTATGTCTCTAAGTTTTTTTCTAAATTCAATTAGATGTTCTTTCTCTCCTGCTTGAAAAGGAAAATCTTTAGCAGTAATGTATTGATCTAAATATCTTATAAATGAATTTCTTTCAGATCTAACCCTATCCCAATTGTCATATCCATCTCTTTCATAATAAGGTAAAGCATTAATTCTTTGTTCTTCAACATAGTCTGCTTCAGCATGATCTATAAATGCTTGAAAATTATCAGGAATAGACGTTAGCATTTCGTGTGGTGTGCCATTATCTAAATATTCAATTTCACCTGAATTTGTTTCAGTGTCAAATCTAAAAACATTTATATCTGCACTTGGAGCTGGAGTATAGTCAGGAAATCTCTTTGTACGATCATCTATCGTTACTGCCATGTCAGGTACACAAATTTGATATTTAGTCATATTAAGTTTTAATTATAAAATAAGTTTCTACAAAAGGTTGTGTAGGATCTATAGTACCTGCTGAAGTATTATGGTTATGGGAGCCACTACTACCTGCTGATGACCAAGTGTAGTTTCCTTGGTATCTCATACTGTTACTGTTATTACCAAATCCAATTCCATCAGAACCTCTCTTTGGAGCACCTGTGTGATTGTGACTTGGAATGGTATTTTGCGATAAAGATGTGTTTGCCATTGATACTGAGCAAGTCTGTGAATTTGAACCTGCGTTTGTACCTAGGTTTCCTGATTTACATTGAGGAACTTTGTCTTTTATGTCTGGTACGTTGAATGTTGATGAACCATTTCCAGCTCCGTAAGTTGTTCCAATAACGGCGAAAAGTGCAGCGTATGTTGATCTTGAGACTGCACTACCATCACAATCTAAATATCCAGTAGGAACACTTGAAGAAGGCCAAGGTATAATTGTACCAGTATCTACAAGTACAATACCTGTAAGATTTGCGCCGTCAAAATCATATTTTGTTGCTTCATATGTTGCCATTTGTATTCCTTATCTTAAGCAGGTAAACCTATAATAACACTTTTAGATCCATCTGCTGCTTCTAAAATTACATCACCTTCATAAAAAGAAATATTTTTTGGTTCCTCGCTCGAATAATCTGCTGGTAAATTTCTTAAATTAATTCTGTAAGTTAAATATTCTGCTTTTTTCTCATCAGATAAAGGTGAATCTTCTACTTGTGACCAGTCACTATCTCTTAAGTATTGGTCTCTCATTCCTCTTACTCTACCCCAACTATTAAACTCTGCTGCCTCTTGGTCAAGAATAGCTTGTTTTTCAGCTGCGTGTGCATCAATAAAAACTTGGACATCTGATAACTCACATGGAGCATGAGGTGTTCCATCATTATATTCAACTTCACTTAAATTTGGTTTTTCACTATCGTATTGATACGCATGAACATTTGCAGGTACAGAATTCCAACAAGATTGACTAGTCATGTTAGTGTAGCCGTTTCCGTCTACTACCACTGTCTTATCCTCTACTATTACTGATACCTTCATTTTTTCTCCTAAGTTTTAATTACGTAATTTATATCAATTGTTGGCTGAAGTAAAGAGACACTTGCAGAACTCGCAGAGTGAGTATGAGAGCTCCCTCCACCAGTGTTATTTCCACTTTGTGTGCTTGTCGTAGGGCACTGGTTTCCGTTGGACCCTGTATTTCTATTAGACGAAGAAACTGTTACGTGAGAGTGACTCGGTAACGTATTATTACTAATAGTGGTACTTCCAGCATTTACATTCGAAATGTTAGAGTTATTTGCTCCACCTGTGCTTGCTAAAGCTTTTCCATTTGATTTACCAACTACAATTCTATCAGACAGATTTGGAACATTAAAAGTTGATGAGCCATCTCCTGAGCCATAAGTCGTGCTTATTACTGCAAACAATGCGGAATAAGTAGATCTCGAAACTGCAGCTCCATCGCAATTCAAATAGCCTGTTGGGGCACTTGCAGTTGGCCAAGGTATGATACTTCCAGTATCAACTCCAACTAGACCTGAAATATTTGATCCATCGTAATCGTATCTAGATGCTTCATATGTTGCCATTTTTTATCCTATGTCTTAATTATAAAGTTTAAAGCTATGTAAGGTTGTAAAACTGTTACTGCATCTCCACCGTTTAAAGTGTGTGAGTGTGCACCTCCATTACCTGTACTGCTTGAGTTTCTGTTTGCTGAAGTTCTTCTTGCTCTGTTTCCATTTCCACTACTGAGGTTGTAGTCAGCATTGTCACCAATAGAGCCCACTGAGTGAGTATGGTTACCCATTTGAGAAGTAGTAATGGTATGGTTAGCTAAGTTTCCCGAGTTAGGTGAAACTGTATTTGCTCCTCCAGTTGTCCCAACGTTTGAGTTGTTACTTACAGATTTAATATTTCTATCCTGAGAATCAGGAACGTTGAACGTAGAGGATCCATCCCCTGATCCATAACTAGTTCCAATTACTGCGAATAATGCAGAATACGTACTTCTTGATACTGCTGCTCCATCACATGGTAAATAACCAGTAGGCGCAGTTCCAGTAGACCATGGAATAATTGTGCCAGTAGATAGACCTTGGATACCGGTAATAGCCGCTCCATCGAAGTCGTATTTTGTAGCTTCGTATGTTGCCATGGATTATTTCTCCCTATATGTCCAACCGGTAGTAGCGTCTCCTGAATAAACTAAAGAGAAGCCTGCACCTTGTGTGTTAACTACTAGGTCGGCCGCTGAATTAGTTATGTTAGAAGAGTTTCTTCCAACAGTTAATGCGTTTGAATTAAAATCGTATCCTTTGTCAATAACAGATACTTCGTCTCCAGCACTAGGAGATGCAGGTAAAGTTAAAGTAAATGCTCCGCCGCCTGTATTTGCTAAAATTTGTGCACCAGGTTGAACTGTTTCAGAAGCACTAATTGTTCTCCATACTTTTTCTTCAGAACCTTTATACACATTAGTTCCATCTGACCATAACTGATAAGTATGTCCTTCGCATAAAAGAATACCTGTACCGGAAGAAGTTTTAAAAGTTAAAGTGTAACCTGCATGGTTACAGCTATCTAAAACAGTATATGTTTTTTCTACAGAATCTGGAATAGTAACATTTACATTTGCAGCAAGTGTTCCAGTTAATTTAATAACTTCGTTCTTACCATTTGATACTGCACCATTTGTAAATGTTAAAGCTCTACTGGCGTTAGTTACGTTGAACGCATCATAACCACCAATAGCTTGTTCAAGAATTAATAAGTTTGTATTTGTAATCTGTCCCCAAGTTCCTGAATTTTCTCCAGTTGTTTGGACTGTTAATTTTAAACTAGCTGATGTTGAATTTGCCATTTTTTAAATTCCTTATAATAGTATTTTATAAAATTTATGCAGCGGTGTCAACTTCTGTCCAAGTAGGTGCTGTGCCTGTATTTACCTTGGTCCATTCCACTGTTTTAGGGCTTCCTAGTTCCATTGTCAAGCCAATTCCTGTTAATACAGCTAGTGAATCTGGTGCTGTTGCAGTTCCTTCCTGCATAGTCATTGCTTGACCTGTTAAATCTACTAAAGTATTTGCATCTAAAACAGCTGTGCCAAGAGCTGCTGTCATAGGTAAAGCTGTTGCAGTGACATTTGCATCTCCAGTAACTGTTGGAGCATTTTCTTGCATAGTCATTGCTTGACCAGTAACCGCAACATCGACATCAGTAAAAGCAATAACAGTTCCCTCTGCTGCCGTCATTGCTTCACCAGAAACTGTAGCAAATGTGTTTGCGAGTGCGGTTGTTGTTCCAAGATTAGATGTTAAAGCTTGACCTGTAATATCAACATTTGCGTTTGCAGTAATTGAAACAGAATCTAGATTAGAAGCTAAAGCTTGACCAGTTACAGGAACATTAGCATCTCCTGTAATTTCCGTAACATTTCCTAGTGACATAGGTAAAGGGAATGTTCCAACAATTCCACCTGTTGTTGCCTCTACTCCAATAGGGATATTAAATGTAGCTGGACTTAATGTTGCAAAAGGTGCTTCACCGAAAGCTGTTAATGTATCGTTAGTAGGATTACTTTCTTGTAAAGTTAATTCAAAACCGGTTACATTAATTTCTTGATTTGATGATTGTGTAAGGGTTCCCTCTGCTGCAGTTAAAGCTTGACCTGTTAGATCAACACGTACTAAAGAAGATCCGTTTGCTGTTCCTAAAGTGCCTGTTAATACTTGACCTGTAACAGGTACGTTTGCATCAGCTGTAATAGCAGGAGTATTTTCCTGCATAGTCATTTCTATACCTGATGGATATGCAATTACACTGGATTCTTCTGCACTAAAAGGTGCCTCTGAATATGCGGTAACTCCTAGGGCCATGGATTAGGCTCCTGTTTTTTGTTCTTCTTTTTCTTCTTTAGCTAATTCTGGTTTTAATAAATCAGAATAATGTTTTTGTAAAACTTCTAAATCAATAAACTCAATGTTTACTTTATTTTTTTTAGCAACAATATCTTGAAGCTTTGACAAATACACTTTACCTTGATCAGATAAATTTTCACTATCATATTCTTTTTTGTCAAAAATAAAAATCATTAAATTCCCCAACCACCTGTAACAAAACCAGCGTCATTATTAAAACCTGAGTTGTTAATATTACCTTTAGTTAATTTTTTTTGATTATTAGAAGCATCAACTACAACAAAGAAATCTCCATCACCGTTTGAGGTGGACGTTGTAAGTTCAGAAAGATCTACATCTATTTGATCTGCTTGTATGTCAATTAAGTTTCCGGCACCAACATTTAAAGTTACATCACCAGATGACCCTCCACCTGTTAAACCAGATCCTGCTGTAACAGCAGTTATATCTCCAACTGTTGGAGTTTGGAAAGATGGCTGTGCCCCAGCTCCGGCTGAAGTTAAAACTTGTCCAGCACTACCTGTTGCTATTGCAACTGGATTTCCTGAAGCGTCATAAGAAATAATATTACCATCTGTACCTGATGCCATTTTAGCTAAAGAAACAGCATTGTCTGCGATTTGGGCTGTGTCTATAGCATCGTCTGCCATTAAGGCATTCGTAATTTGATCGTTTGCAATGTGAGCTGTGTCTATAGACCCGTCCACATATTGAGCGCTGTCTACACTATTAGCTGCCATTTTTGCAACCGTCACATTGGAATCTGCTATCTTGGCTGTCGTCACTGCATCGTCTTGAATTTCTGCTGTGGCTACTCCTGAATCTTTAATTGTTATTGCTCCAGAACTAGCAGCAAAGTTATCTGAACTAAAGGATGCTGCTCCTTTAGCAGATGTAGAAGCATCAGCTAAATTTATTGTAACATCTCCTGAAGATCCACCACCTGTTAAATTAGTTCCAGCTGTAACCGCTGTTATATCTCCAACTGTAGGAGTTTGGAAAGTAACAGCACCTGATCCATTGGTTGTTAAAACTTGAGAAGCAGATCCGTCTGATGTAGG